ACAAAAGCAGGTTGCCGAAGCCCCTGCTTTACTGCGTTTGATTCGATATGACTGCCGGGAAAAGCGGACCGCAGGGCCAGCGTGATTCCGTCTAAGATAATGTTTGTACTAATTTCCGCCATTGCAGACCTCCTTCAGCTTTCGGAGCACCATCTTCTCAAGCACAGACGGGGCGATTCGTTTCAGCTTTTCCTCGGAGATAGTCAGCATGTACCGGCCCTCAACCCAGCCGCCGCTTACGGTACGGTGACCGAACTCGACATACGAGGCGTACTCGACCGGATTTATGATTTCGACCATATACGTATTCCCGGACTTTGTTACGGTCAGGGATTGCGCATACTCGCGCCCCGCTTTGCCGTTCTTAGCGCCCCAGCCTCGGCGGAGGGTACCGCCTTTCTTGCCGGAGCCTTTCGGGTACTTGCCGACCGGGGTAGCCGGAATAACGAGAGCCAGAAGTCTTGCGGCAAGCTCTTTGCTGCAAGCCACGCAGAGGTCGTCTATCTCAAAGTCGCTCAGCTTTTCAAAACCTTTCGCAAACTCCCTGAACTGAGAGAAGTCGCAGCGTCCCCAGCGGGACATTAGGCGTACTCCTTGAACGGGCCGAGCGGTATCTCCTGATGACAGCTATAGACCGCAGGCTCGCCGGACCTCGCATAAGCGGTAGTCCGGCCTTCCTGCGTTACGACTATCTTAGAGCCCGCCGGGATTTCTACGGTCTTCGAGACAAAGAGCTTGACCGACTGCTGAATCAGCGGCGCGCTGTCCTGCTCGGTCGTGCTTGAGATACTTGAGAAGGACAAACGGCAGGGCTCGCCGTGGAGCTTCTGGACCTCCGTGGGCTCGTCCCGGCCGTTTGCCTTATTTACTGCTGTCTCGAGGACATAAACGTCACAGAGGCCGTCCCAGAGCCTCCGTAGAGCGTCCTGATAGCTTTTCACCATACCAACCTCCTAAACGCTGCGATAAGCTCCGCGTCGGGGTTTACCATCTTTGCGAGCATTGCGTCAAACTGGTCCTCGAAAGAGCCGGTATCTGCAATCGCGAAGGTGACGGAGGTGTCGCCCTCAGAAATGCTCTTAGCCGGCGCGTCGAAGTCGTAGACCTCGGAGAGCGCGCCGGAAGCCTTCTTGTCTGTGAGGAACATGCCCGCAGCCATATCCGCCCAGACATAGAAAAGACCCTCGGGCACTTCGAGTTGATTCGTTCGCGCCTTTAGGGTCGTCTCGGCTTTCTTAATATTGTAATCAAGCGCCGCGCTGTCGGTCTCAGTCACGGTATAGCCGAGAGCCGACAGTCGGGCGGTTACTGCCGCGAGTATCTCCATAGGCCTTAACCTCTGGAGAAGATACGCGCGATAGGAATGGCCTTGTGGTTGATGTAGGAACGCTGAGACGCGGTAGTCTCACCGGAATGCACCAACGCCCAGTTTGCGCCGTTCTTGAGCTCGGTATCGGTAGGAGACAGAGACGCCTGAGACGCCTTCTCGTAAGAGATACCGTAAGGAGCGAAGACCTTGCGCTGACGAGTGTACAGAGTGTCCTCGCCGCCGTGAGTCTTCGGGTCGCGGCTCATCTCATAAGGCACCTTCGCGCCGATGTCCTCATAAGAGATAGCGCCTTCGCCGAGAACATAGGTCGTATACTGGGTACCCATAACGACATAATCGTTCGCAGCCAGAGTCTTGCTGCCAAAGTACGGAGTTACCTTAGACAGAAGAATCTCGCCCGCAGCAGGAGTGCCGGAAGCGACAATCTTTACTGCGCCAGTAGTGTTGG